GAAGCAAACGCAGAATTAACAGTTGCTATCATGAAAGATAAAGAACTTTCTACTGGAGCTAGTGAAAAAGTAGAATCAATTAGAAAAAAGAAGATAGAGAGGGTTAAAACTACCATTCAGAACACTAAAAAAAGAATGGGTAATTAAAGTTTGAGCCCCGATAGTTTAATGGATAAAACAAGAGACTTCTAATCTTTCGATCTAGGTTCGATTCCTAGTTGGGGTGCCATTTTTAACTATTATAAATATAATACACGATTGACTTTTTAGTTATGGAATTGTCAATAATACGGAGAATACATGTTAAGAAAAGTAACTACTTTTTTTATGGTATTTGTCGCATCATTATTTTTCACAGGAAGTACATATACAAGCACAAGTCCTACTGGAAAAATTACCTTTGAAACATCAAGCATTATACCTATAGTTCCGGAACTTCCGGCAACACTAAATCCTGTAAATATTCAAGAAAAAATAACAACGGATCAGGTTACTTGTTTGGCTAAAAATATATATTTTGAAGCGGCAACACAATCAACTGCAGGAAAATTAGCAGTTGCATTTGTAACAAAAAATAGAGTGGATTCACATCACTTTCCTAATTCATATTGTGAAGTCATATATGAAGGAGTCCATTACAGTTCCGGACTTCCAAAAAAGGATAGATGCCAATTTTCATGGTATTGTGATGGAAGGGGAGATAATCCATATGATGGAAAATCTTGGAAAAACACTCAAGTAATAGCACAATGGTTTTATGATCATAAATATAGGCTTATAGACATCACAGATGGTGCAACTCACTATCATGCTGATTGGATGAAGAAGTATCCAAAATGGGCAAAACAATATAAACAAAATGTTAGAATAGATGATCATATTTTTTATCAAAGTGCTGAACATTCTCACAGTAAAAAAACTAAAATCCGCGAGATGACTCTTGCTAACTTATAGAAAGTAAATTATGATAGATGATGTAGATGTGAAAATACCTCAGCATGAAAAAGGAAATCCTGCGGAAAATTCTTTAGGGGGAACAGAACTTCTCACGATGGAATTATTCCGTAGGTTACCTCAAGAATATAAAGACAAATTTCAATTTGTTGTTTCAAGAGTTCAGAATATAGAGGAAGAAAAGAAAAGACTTTATTGGATACATGATCTTGCATTAGATCCTGCTCACACTATTCTTACAACTCCTTCAATAGACCTTTTTAGTAAATTAATTTTTGTTAGTCATTGGCAACAACAACAATTTAATACATTATTAAAAATACCATATGATCGTGGAGTTGTAATTAAAAATGCAATAGATCCTATCCCTAAACATGAAGAAACTGAAACAAAAGATTTACAGTTAATATATGCTTCAACTCCTCAAAGAGGTCTTGATATTCTAGTGAATGCTTTAAATTTGATTGATAGAACCGATTTTCATTTACATGTTTTTTCTAGCTATAAATTATATGGTTGGGAAGAAAATGATGAAGCATATAAACCCCTATTTGAAATGTGTGAATCAGATCCAAGAGTAACAAATCATAGTACAGTTTCATATGAGGATTTGAGAAAACATTGGACTAATATGCATATATTAGCATATCCATGTACTTGGCAAGAAACTTCTTGTAGAGTAGCAATGGAAGCAATGTCTGCTCATTGTGCAGTTGTTACTTCTAATTGGGGAGCCTTACCCGAAACATGTGGTGAATATGCTTACATGTATAATTATACAGAAGATAAGAATAAGCATGTTGAAAGATTTGCTGATGCACTTGAAGATGTTATGGATTCATATTGGACAAAAGATGTCCAAAATAATCTTGACAATGCATTAGAATACACGTATAATCATTATAGTTGGGATAAACGTATCAATCAGTGGATTGATTTTCTTGATAACCTAATATACGAACTAGACCATGAGGAAGATAAAGATAAAGAAATCATCATTAATAAAAAAGCCTAAACAAATTATTGGTTCAGGTAGATCATTCGATGAACAAAGAATGGGAACCGAACCCGTCTTCGATGATAAATCTAAGTGGATTGATATTGCGACTGGATTGAATTGGTATTCGCATTTTTGTGAAGCAGACCAAGCTAAACGTTGGTTGATTGATTATATGAAACATGCTGGATATTCTAAAGAAGATACTCAACATGTAAAACTTTCTTCCTGGGGGAAGTCTGGTGTTTTTGTTGAAGGACCAACAATTATTAATTTAAGAACTGCTGGATTTCTTGGAAGAATGGTATTGAGAGGTTTTGAAACTCTTCCAGAAAAATATGTGAAAACAATTAAATCTTATATAGAATTTTGTAAGCAAAATGGTTCTGTTGTTGTTCAGAAAAAAGTTGAAGAAAAAGAAACTAATGGAGATAACAAACCATCTATACAAGATCATATAAGAGAACAAGTAGTTCACTATGCTACTGAACTAGAAGGTACCATAGATGACTTCATTGATAATAATTATGAGTCGACCATAAGCACATATGATTGGTTAGTTAGTAAAGAAGTTAAAGGACTAATTGCTAAAAAAATAGCAAATGAATTTCATCCTTATTTAACAGAAATAGAATTAATATCAACAGATGAAGACATAGCTGAATCTTATGCTCATATGACGAAGAAGCAACTTGTTAAATATGGCAATTTTATTCAGACAATTATTGATGACTGTGAACGATATTCTGCCAATTCTAATAAACAGAGAAGCCCACGAAAGAAAAAACCTGTTTCAGTTACTAAACAAATAGCCAAGTTAAATTATAAAAAACAAGATGATGAATACAAAATAGCATCAATTAACCCGTCTGAGATTGTCGGTGCTGATCAATTGTATGTGTTTAATTCAAAGTATCGTAAACTTGGCGTGTATAAAGCAGAGGGGCCTGCAGGGCTATCTGTAAAAGGAAGCACTCTTCGAGGATTTAATTTAACACTTTCTAAATGTAAAAAAGTAAGAAAACCAGAAGAAGTATTAACAAAAATGCTTTCTGGTGGTAAACTTGCGATTAAGAGACAATATGACTCTATTAACTCTAAAGAAAAAGACTTAACTGGTCGCATTAATAATGAAACTATACTTCTTAAAATTGTAAAATGATATTACTTGATTATTCGCAAATCGTTATTGCAAATGTGATGATGAATAAAAATGCAATGTCTGAAGATTATGTCAGACATGCAGTTTTGAACACTATAAGAATGTATCATCACAAATTTAGTGATGAATTTGGTGAACTAGTAGTTTGTTGTGATGCAACAAGCAATTGGCGAAAAGATGCATTTAAATATTATAAAGCCAGTAGAAAAACTACAAGAGAGAAATCAGATTTTGATTGGCCTGAATTGTATAGAATATTACATGTAATACGAGAAGAGCTAAGTGAGAACTTTCCTTATAAGGTTGTATATATAGATAAAGCAGAGGCAGATGATATTATTGCTACTATTGTAATGGATCAAGCACATAAAACGGAAAAACTGTTAACCGAATCCCCAAGATCCTCATCTGTTACTTCTATTGAAGAATTATTTGTTGAAAAAGAACCCATTTTAATATTATCAAGTGATAAAGATTTTATTCAGTTACAAAAATACGAAAATGTGAATCAATATTCGCCTCTCACGAAGAAATATCTCAATACTGATAATCCAGATAACTTTTTAAGAGAACACATACTTAGAGGTGATGTAAGTGATGGTGTTCCTAATTTTATGTCTTCTGATGACACATTTGTTGTTACGGACAAAAGACAAACACCATTATCAAAGAAAAAGGTATCAGTTTGGTCTGAACTTGAACCTGATGTGTTTTGCGAAGGTGAACAGTTACGCAATTATCGTAGAAATGAAATGTTAATAGATTTGACTAAAATACCTGAGTGGTTACAAACTAATATTGTGGTTGAATATGATAATCAACCCAAAGTTGGTAGAACCAAACTTTTTAATTATTTTATAAAACATAAACTTAAAATTTTAATGGAGCATATAAATGAGTTTTAGGAGAATATCATGACCGCACAAATGACAAGTGAAATTTTTTCTCACGCAGACAGTCTACCTACTGATGAAGAACGAGTTGTTTATTTACGACAAAATCATACTAAAGCAGTAAAGGCGTTACTAATACATAATTTCAATACAAATATAAAATTTCTTCTTCCTGAGGGTCGACCAGACCTGAGAACAGATGAATTTGAACCACAAAATAGTTATTTTCCAAATTTGGGTGCTACCGATGATGGTGCTACATTGAATTATGAAGTAAGAAAAATGTATTTATTTATTGAGGGAGGACATCCAGCGTTAACTAGTCTAAAGCGTGAAACACTTTGGCATGAATTGGTTAATTCGTTACATCCCTCTGAGGCTGATGATCTTTGGTATATGAAGGATAAAAAACTTCAAGAAAAATATAAAAAGATTACTCATCTCGTGGCCCATAACTCTTTTCCGGAGGGAGTTCAACAACCCGAAGCTAAACCTAAAAGGGATACTTCTGGCCGTTTTACAAAACCTGAAAAACCCAAGAAAAAGAAAGCCAAAAAATGAAAGCATTGATGACCTGTGCTGGCATGAATACAGAGTTGCGGCCCTTTACAGATATGATGCCAAAGTGCTTATTACCCGTGAATGCAAAACCGATTCTGTTTCATAATCTTGAATGGCTACAAAAATATCATATTGAT